TTCTACGCGCATCAGCAAGGCTGCGACGTCGTCCGCCTGCCACAGACCGGCGCGACCTCCGACGACCTGCGCCGCGCGACGGAAACGATGCGCGAGTTCGCGCAGTTCATGGACGTGAGCGCCGACGCGCTGTCCGATGCCGTGATTGAGCCGGCAGAGTTCGAGGCGATCCAGCGCGAGGGTCTCGAAGCCGTGCGGGCCATCCTCCAGTCCATCGCCTATCACCGCGCCCGCGTCAAGCGGCCGCTGCTCGAGGAGCTCGTATGAGCGGTGTTGTTGTTCGAACGCTGCTCCGTGCGCCACGTCGCATGCAGATTCGCAGTACGCTCTTTTTCTCTGAGACGCTCGGCCGCAACGGCCGCTCTTGTTCGCTCCCTGCGCTTCAGAACGCCCTCGCATATGCACTCGTCACTAGGCAGCGAACGCTTCGGCCGGTGTGGATTGAGGATGTCAGCGCGCCTGCCTATATCAGGCCGAAGGCGGTCCGCTGATGGCTGTCGAGTTGCGATCGATCGACGAGGTGCGCGAGCTTCTGGGCCCCGCGGCTGATGGCAAGACCGACGAGGAGGTTCTGGAGCTTCGGAACCGCGCGTATGCGTTCGCGGAGGAGCTCGTCGCGCAGTACCTGTCCGGGTGCCGTGAGGCGCGTTCGCCTGGCTGGGCCGCGCGCCAGGTGTGTCCACATCCATTTCGGCGGCGGCGCCGCGGAAAGAGGAAGGCATGAGTCTCGTGTCCTCGCTCGCGCGCGTCGTCACGTTCCCGCGGCTGCGTGACGACACATGCATCAGCTGCGGGCAGCCGCGGGCCGCGCATCTGGCGAGCGGCCGTTGGGTCGGGTGTTCGCAGGACCGCGTCATCGGCCAGGACCAGCACACCGCCGAGCGCCGTCTTCGGCTGGCGTTGCTGCAGGCGCGGGTTCGGCGCGTGCGGCCGTTCGGGATCGGGGAATGAGGATGGCCAAGCACTACCGCGACCGCCGGATCGGAGCGATGCGAGCAGCGAACCAGCGCCGAGATACCGCCGAGGATATCCGCCAGCGGTGGGTTGCTGTCCAAGCTGGAAATATGGCCAACGCTGAGCGGCTGAAGGAATTCCCACATCTCAGTGGAGCGAATTTCGAAGCGGCCGTCAGGTTCCAAGAGGACCGGATCGCGCACCACACGGCGATGTTTAACGATCCGGCGCGCCCGAACTACGGCCGGCGTCGCCCAGACGTCGAGCGCCTGGTGAATAGCTACTGTGCGTCCCGCACGGACGATCCGAACTCGCTCGCACGCGTCGCGGCGGTGATCGAGCGGATCGTCGAGACGGGTGAGGGCGTGTGGCACGCCGCATCCTACGTGGCCGGTACGAAGTGTTGGTGCTCGCCCTGCTGCATCGCTCGCGGCGAGGAGCCGGTGAGGATTTGAAATGAATGACGAGACTAGGATGAACGCGTCTGACAGCGCACGCGACATCGTAGGTGGGCACCCTCACGCCGAGGGTGTTCTCGCGTGGATCGTGCTGATCGCCATGCTTCTCCTGGCTCGGGAGGTCGCCGCCCAGTTCGACCCCGATCGGATTGCGCGGTCCCTCCTGCTGTTTCCGCATCAGCGCGCCTGGGTCCTGACCGCCGGCGTCCCTGACGCCTATCGGTTCTGCGCGGCCAGGGACGCTGGCGGGCAGCTGCGTGGCTGTATCACGGCGAAAGAACTCCGCGAGCGGCTGAACGTTCGCGCCGCAAATTGACGATTGGAGGACTCGGATTGATCGCGTCTGATAGCGCACGTAAGGTGATCGCCATGAAGCTGGCCGGTTTCGGTGTTACCGACCCCGCGTCCATTGATGCCGTGATTGCGGCGATTCGAACGCGCGATGACGAGGTGTTCTATGGCGTGCTCGCGTCTGTCGGTGTAGACGAGCGACGCGTCCGGGAATCTGCACTCGAGGTCGTCGCCGGCCTTGTGGCGGCCGCGCTGACGGCGTGACAAGGGTTCATCTTCCGTGAAAGGACAGGTGTGAAAGTGAAACAGTTCCGCGTGGTGGCTCTCGTCCTCGGTCTCTCGCTCATGCTCCCGCTGGCTGGCTCGAGCCAGTCTCCTCCGTGGACGCTGACGTTCACGGCGTCCTCCGACCACTCGGCGGTGGCGCAGCAGGTGCCCGTCGTCGATCGCTACGAGCTCCTGCTCGCGCCCGTCGCCGGCGGGACCGCGCCGGCCCCGATCAATCTCGGCAAGCCCGCGCCCAACGCGCAGAACCTCATCAGCGTGAACATCGATGCGCAGCTGCTGGCGCTGCCGGCAGGGAGCTATACCGGGCGCGTGCGGGCGGTCGGCCCTGGAGGCGAAGGCGTGAGCGCGCCGTCGGACCCTTTCTCGCTGGTGGTCCCGGCGCCGAGTGCGGCGGGGAAGCCGGCGATTTCACGGTAGCGAGTCGCGTGGTACGTGCGACGGCGGACGCCGTGTTTATCGAGCTGGCCGTCTCGAGTTGTGGGGTGGTCGTCTCGCGACACGTGCTGCCGGTGTGGCGCTGATTGATAGGAGGGTGCATGGAAGACACGAGCGATGTCAACGCCGGTGATGCCGCGAAGCCTGAGCCCGGCGCCTCGGCCCCCGAGGGCGCGCAGGCACAGCCACAGGGAGACGGCGACCCTGGCACGCCGGCCGTCGTCGACGAGGTGGCGGCCCCACCGGTCGTCGCTGAGGTGCCGTTGGGCTCGCTGCGGGGCCCCGCGGGCTACACCGGTCCGTAGCCATGGCGGTCGTCGACACGCCGGCGCGGTCGATCGGGGAGGAGTGGGCCGGTTACCTCGCTGAGGTGATCCCGACGGGTGCCCCGGCCCTCCAGGTCGAGGAGTGCAAGCGGGCGTTCTACGCTGGCGCCAACGGGATGTTCCAGGCGATGTTCGCGGCGACGTCGCATGACGACGAGGTCGTCTGCGAGGCGCGGCTCGAGGCACTCAGCCGGGAGATGCTCGATTTCATTCGGCTGTTCAAGAAGCGTGAAGGATGCGTCGTCAGCGGCGCGAACGGAAGGACGCGGTGATCGCGCGGCGCCGGGGCGCACGCGGATGACCCCGTGCCCCGACTGCGGCGTGGACCTCGATCGCGAGCTGGGTCCATTCGAGGAGCTGCACCGCCGCCGATCGGACGCGACGGACCCGCTCCACTTTCGACCGGGGGCCGAGAACATCAGCGTCGACGTCGGCCGGGCGCGCCGCCTGGAAATGAACAGGATCCGCCAGGAGACGGCGCTGACCCTGGGTGAGCAGGTCCGTCGCGCCCTCGATCTGTGGTTCCTGACTCGGCGCGTGCGCGCCGCTGAGCGCGAGCAGGGACGGGGCTGACCCGATGCTGGACCGAACCCTTGCGGAGCGGCTGCGCGCCACGGTGCTCAACCAGGCCGGCGCGGCCACGCTCTCCTGTCGCTTTCAGCCGGGCGGGAAGCTGCACGGCGTCGGCATTCCATCGCCGTTGTATTGCCTCGGCTGCGGCCACGCGCGCGTCTGGCACGACGTCGCCGAAGCCGCGGTCATTGTTGAGGCGCAAGGGCAGCCCGCATGAGCGACGGGGTCGTTCAGGCGCTCGTCGGCGAGGTCGTCGGGTTCGATTTTCTCGGCGAGCCGGTCGAAGGGCTCGTCGTGGACGACAGCTACGGCTACACGGTCGAGTTTGTCAACAAGGAGGGGTGTGACGATTCGGACCGCTCGAACCGGACGTGAGATTGCGCTCGTGCCTGGGCGCAGGAGGACAGTTGACATGGAAGAGACAAAGGACAGTCCGTCGGAGTTGGTGTCGAGTTTCCAGTACCTGCCGATTGGGCGGCTCAAATCCTCGCCGCTCAATCCGCGCAAGCACTTCGACCCGGGTCGGCTCGCGGAGCTCGCTGACAGCTTCCGGGGCGTCGGGGTCATCGAGCCGCTCGTCGTGCGGCCGGTGAACGCGCACTTCGAGATTGTCTGCGGCGAGCGTCGATCGCGCGCGGCGACGATTGCGAAGCTTGAGTCCGTGCCGGTCCTGGTCAAGGACCTGACGGATGCGCAGGCGCTCGAGATCATGGTGATCGAGAACAACCAGCGCGAGGACGTCAACGCGCTCGAGGAGGCCGACGGGTTTTCCAGGCTGCTGAAGGCCGGCTATGACATCGACCGCCTGGCCGATCGGTTGGGACGGTCGAAAAAATACGTCTACGACCGCGTGAAGCTGCTCGACCTGGTGCCGGCGGCGAAGCAGCTCGTGCTCGATAACCGCGTCACCGCCGGGCACGCCATTCTCATCGCGCGGCTTAAACCTGAGCAGCAGGCGCGAGTCCTGGATCCCGACAGCGGCGCGCTCTTCCAACACGAGTCGGTCGACGACCCTGATGACGTCCTCGATTCTGCCCGGAAGGTCGACGACCTCGCCGGGATGAAGCCACGCACGGTGCGCGAGCTGCAGCACTGGATGACTGATCACGTCCGCTTCGATGCGGCGCACTTCGCCCAGGCGGCGCCGCTTGAGTTCGGCGAGGTGGGCCAGCGCATCGAACAGGCGGCCTCGAAGCCAGGGCGCGGCAAGAAGGTCATCTCCATCACGTTCGAGCACTTCGTGCAGCCCGAGGCGCGGTCGGCCGACGGCGAGCGCACCTTCGGGCATCGGTCCTTCAAGTTCGCGGACGGGAAGACGCATACCGACGACTATCCGCGCCGGACCTATGTCGCGCCGGTCTGTGACCATGCTGTCCTGGGCGTGGTCGTCGCCGGCGAGCGATACGGGCAGGCCTTCGACGTCTGTGTCGCTCGTGACAAGTGCCAGGTCCACTGGAAGGCGGAGATCGCCGATCGGGAGAAGAACCAGCGGCTCAGGGAGAAGGGGCAGACACAGAAGGCGGACAAGAACGAGGCGGCCCGGCGCCAGCGCGCGGCGGCTGAGGGTAAGCAGCGAGAGCTGGCGCATGCGCGCCGGGAACTTGTGGAGGGCCGAGCCCTTCACCAGGCCATTGATGGCGTCTCGGAGCTCACCCCTGAGCTGCTGCGGCTGGTGCTTGTCAGAGTGCTCAACGACGACGTCGACCATGCGGACTTCAATAAGCGATTCGGCACGAAGGTCGGCTGGCGCACCAAGCCCGCCGATCTGAAATCCCTGTCAGGCAAATCCCTCGCCCAGGCGCTCCTCTTCGCGGCGCTGAGTTCCACGCTGGCCTACGGTGGGGACGATTTCGAGGATGCCATTCGGCTCTTCAAGGTCGACCTGAAAAAGATCGAGGACGCGGTGCTCGCGGAGGAGGCGGCCGCTGCGAAGAAGGCCGAGATCAAGGCCGCGAAGCCTGTCGATTGGAAGGATGTCGACGGCCAGAGAGCAAGAAGAGGAAGCCTGCCGCGGCGAAGAAACGCGCGGTGAAACAGACCGCCGGGAAGAAGAAGCGCTGATGGTGTGCCAGGTCGCATACGAGGTCGCTGTGCAGACGTCTGCACAAGAAAGGCAGGGCAGGTGAGCGAGTCCGCCGACCGACCGACGTTTGTCGCGACGGACGTCGAGCAAATGGTCCTCGGCGCCTGCCTCGAGTATGAGCGGCTGACCGCGCAGTTTGTGGCGGAGGGTCTGCGCGACACGCATTTCTTCAGCGATCACCATCGCGTGATCTGGCGTCGACTCGTTCAGGCGCTCCGGGAGGAGTTGGGGCCGACCTACTCCGCCGTGCGGATGTTGCTCTTTCAGCACGGCGAGATGGACGAGGTGGGGCAGTCCTACCTGCTGCGATTGACCTCCGGCATGCCGGTGCTGGGCGATGCCAACATTCGGGCCTTCACGAAACGGCTGGTCGAGTGCGCGGTTGGCCGAGAGACGCTGGTGGTGCTCAAACGTGCCTGCGCCGAGCTCGAGGCACGACCGGCGGATCTCCCGGACGGATTCTTCTCGCGCACGGAGGGGTCGCTCCGATCGCTGTCGGCGCAGCTCGCCGGCCGGCGGCTCCCGGATCACATTTCCCATGTCAGTGAGGTGATGGAGGAGGTCCGCGCGGCGCTCCTGGCCGGGCCTCCGGAGTTCGTGGACACGCCCTGGTCGGTCCTGAACAGCATGCTGGGTGGCGGCTTCGCGCCTGGCGAGCTCGCCTTCCTGGGCGCGCGGCCGGGCCTGGGGAAGACCGCCGCGGCGCTCGAGATTGCCCGCCGGGCGGGGAAGCGCGGGTCGTCGGTGTTTGTCGTGTCGCGCGAGATGCTCAAGGTGGCGATCGGTATGCGGATGCTGTCGCAGGAAGGGCCGGTCAACGCGACCACACTGCGCAAGCGCGACCTGTCGCCCCAGCACTGGAGCACGATCGACCTGGCCATCGAGCAGCTGCAGGCGCTGCCGATCTTCATCACGCATGCCGAGCTCGACATCAATGAGATTCGTCGCCTGGCCGGCATCTTTGCCGACGAGGGTCCGCTCGGCCTGGTCATCGTCGACTACCTCCAGCTGATTGATGCCCCGGCCGGCATCAAGGAGCGCCGGCTCCAGGTCGAGGCCGTCAGTGCTGGCCTGAAGCGGCTGACGCTCGATCTGCAGGTGCCGGTGCTGTGCCTGTCGTCGCTCTCACGCCCGCCCCAGGACAACAAGCGACCCACGCTGGCGTCCTTGCGGGAGTCCGGCAATCTCGAGCACGACGCCGACACCGTCATCTTCCTGCACCGGCCCGACGAGATGCAGCCGGAGACGGAGGTGGTCGTCGCGAAGTCTCGGAACGGTCGGACAGGCTTGGTGACGTTGCACTTCCGTGGTGAGTATCTGCGATTCGAGGAAAACGTCGGAGCCGGTCATGGCGCGTAGAGACCTCCCCAGCTCTTACATGCTCGCGCTCGAAGTCCTGCTTTACCTCGAGGACCGTTACGGGCCTGGCCTGCCGTCGGGCACGGTGCTCACCGCGTTGTCCACCGCGGTGGTTGAGGTTCTTGCTGCCACCTTACGGCCTGGCCGGAATCCGCCCGAGACGGTCGATGTAATCGCTGACTGGCTGAAAGTGCAGCTGGTCGACCGTTTGGCCAACCCGCAACCCATGACCCGCGCGAGATTCTCGACGCGTACAAGGCAGAGAAAGCTGGGCGGCCGTGGCGGCATTGAGAGTCGAGCCTGACGTTTGTTTCACGCTCGAGGACGCGCAGCGCGCGGCCCAGGCCTGGGGCGCGAACTGTGGGCCTGGCGCGATCGCCGCGGTGCTTCAGTTGACGCTCGACGAGGTCCGACCGCATCTCCATGATTTCGAGCGGAAGCGCTACACGAATCCCGCCCTGATGTACTTCGCGCTGCGCAGCCTCGGGGTGGTCTGGCACGTCCATATGGGTCATGTGGACTGGCCGGTCTACGGCCTCGCGCGCGTGCAGTGGGAAGGACCGTGGTTGGAGCCTGGCGTGCCGATCGGGGCTCGCTACAGGCGCACACACTGGGTCGGCACGCGAAGTCGCCATGATCGCCGGGAAATTTTTGACATCAATTGCATGTGTGTGGGCGGCTGGGTGTCGCTGGACGAATGGTCGGCCGTTGTCGTGCCGTGGCTCCTCCGCGAGCTCGTGCCGGGCGCGAACGGCCGCTGGCACCTCACGCATGCCATTGAGGTTGAGGCTCGGCTAGGGTCGCACCGATCGCCGCTGGGGGCTGCCTCGTGTCGGTGAAGGTGATGTCCGTGGTCTGGGGCTGGTCGCTGCCGGCGCCGGAGAAGCTCGTCGCGCTCAAGCTCGCAGACTGCGCGAACGACCGCGGCGCGAACGCTTATCCGTCGCTCGCCACCATCGCTGAGGCCTGTGGGCTGTCTCGACGTGGCACGCAGTTGGTCATTGATCGGCTGCTGGAGAAGCGCTGCCTGGAGGTCCAGGCCGACCATACGAACCGTCGCTCGACGATCTATCGCCTGCGCCTGGACGCGGTGCCTGGAGGCGAACGTCGTGCACCTCTGGACGGCGACGAGCGGACAGCCTCTCAGCGGCACAGAGGCGAACGTCGTGCACCTCTGGAGGCGAATGACGTGCACCCCGCCGACGTGCCTAGAGGTGAACGCTGTTCGCCTCTAGAGGCGAACGTGGTTCCACCTGGAGGCGAACGTGGTGCACCTCTAGAGGCGAATGACGTGCACCCGATCCGTCATGGATCCGTCAGTGAACCGTCATACACCCCGCGTGCGCGCGAGGGTCGGCGATCCCATTCGCTCGAGGAGTCGCTGGCGCTGGAGTCCTGGTCGCTGCGGCTGTTCGACGAGCTGTGGGCGCTGTATCCGCGCAAGGACGTCCGGGTGGCGTCGATGCGGGCGTGGTATGCGCTGAACCCGCCGCGTGAGCTCGGCGAGCTGATTGTGGCGCACGTGCGCGTCCGGCTCACGCTCGGCTGGGCGCGTGACACGCCGCCGCGCTTCCTCCCGCAGCTGCGGACGTTCCTCGAGGAGCGTCGATGGCAGGAGCGTTACGTGGCACCGGCTGGGCGAGAGGCTGGCAACGCATCGCTGCCTGACGGGCTGCTCGTGATGCAGTCGTGTCCGTCGTGCGGGGCGACTCAGGAGGGCCGAATGGTTGAAGGCCGTGCCAACTATGCCGCCTGCGCGTGTGCCGAGAAGGTGATCGCATGAAGCCTCCTGACGATTCGCCGAACAGCGCCTTTGTGCGCGAGATGAAGGCGGCGTTCAGGCAGCGCTGCGCTGCGAGCACGCCGGCTGAGAAGCGCCAGACCGAGTCGGCGATGTTGGAAATCATGCGACGCTACCTGGGTCCAGCGGCCTGGCGTGCGACGCAGCAACAGGACCAGACGCAGGACGTTCCACGTGGCACATCGCGCCCTGAAGCCGTCGTTGACCGTAAGCTGGCCGCTGCTGGCCCTGAGGCTGACTGACATGCGGTTCTGCCTCGAGCCTGGCTGTCAGAAGCGCACGAAGAACGCGCGGTGTGAGGACCACGAGCGGAGGACCGAGCGTCAGGCGCGAGGCAGCGCTACTGACCGTGGCTACGACTGGAAGTGGCGCACGCGGGCGCTGGCGTTCCTGGCTCGGTATCCCGTGTGCGGCGCGCGTACGAACGGGCAGGAGCCGGTGATGAGCCGATGTTACGAGGCAGGCCGAGTGGTAGCGGCACGGCAGGTGGACCACGTCGTTCCCCATCGCGGAGACCAAGCGTTGTTCTGGGACGAAGAGAACAACTGGCAGGCGCTCTGCCTGGAGTGTGGTGCGATGAAGTCGAAGGCTGGGCTGTGAGGAGTCGAACGCGCACGCGCGCGAATTCAGAGGGGGAGGGGGTCTTGCAATCGCTGGGGTGGAGCGGGGACACGACCGTAGGGGGGTCTCAGACGCACCGGCGCGATTTCAAAGGAATTGGAAAGGGTGAGGGGAAAGGAAAGATGGCAAAACAGGCCGGATTCGTAGGGTAAAGTCGCCGATTTTCGCGATTCGAGAAAATTCAAACAGGAATCAAACACATGGGCCGAGGGGGAGCACGAGCGGGCGCTGGGCGGAAGAAGAAGCCGATCCATCTCCGCGCGATCGACGGCGGCGCCGGCCGGCGTGGACCGCAGCAGGACGCCGCGTCCGCGAGCACCGCGATCGCCGACCCGGTGCATGTCGAACCGCCGCTCGACCTCTCGGGAGCGGAACTGGTGGTGTGGCACGAGCTCGCGCCACAGGCAGCCGCCGCGCGGACGCTCACGGCGACGACGTTCGCGAACTTCATCCACTTGTGCCAGGCCGAGGCCGACCGCCGCGAACTGCGGGCCCGCTATTCGCTGCGGCGCTTGAGCGGCACGGGTGACCTGCTGCCGCTCCTGGTGATGGATTCCGACGAGGAACTGTCAGTGCGCCGCGAGCATCGGGCGCTGATGAAAGACATCACCGCGATGATGAAGAATTTCGCGATCGCGCCGTTCGGGAAAGAGATTCAGTCGCCCGGTGCTGAACCCGAGGCGGATCCGCTCGACGCGTTCACGAGGAAGAGAGGCTGATTGTGAGAGGGAAGACGCGCTACTTCCTGGGTCCGTGGGAGGACCCTAACGATGGGCCGCATGCGCTGATGTGCCTGTCGGCCGCGCTGGACGACTTGAAAAGTCGCTTCGAGGAAGGCGAGATCGGCGACGAAATGACCTATCGCATCGTCGAAATGACGGACGCTGAAGTCGCCAACTTGCCGGAGCTCTGATGGCGACTGAGGCTGTCTTGATCGTCAACGAGACCGATGGCGAGCTCGCGCCGCCGGCGGAGTTTTTGAACAAGCTCCACGGCCTCGAGCGCGCCGTGACGCGTTGGGATAACGCCATCGCGGCTTTGAAAGCCGACGTCGCGACAAAGCGGTCGCTGATCTGCGCTACGCCGTGAAAGAGGCCAAGATTCTCGCCCGTGACAAAGCCCGCGCCCCGAAGGGCCAGGCATGAAGGCGCTGTCACTCATCCAGCCGTGGGCGACGCTGATTGCGATCGGGGCGAAACGGATCGAAACCCGCAGCTGGTCGACCGAGTACCGTGGCCCCATTGCGATTCACGCGTCGAAGTGGCTTACGCCAACCGGGCGCATTGTCAGCGCGGATGTTGAGCGTTGTCTCGCGTTGTCTCATCGGGAACCCTTTTGCACCGAGCTCACCATGGCGGACATCTGGACGGTCAGCGATCTGCCCAGCGGCGCGCTTGTCGCGACCGCTCGATTGGTGGACGTGGTTCGCACGGAATTGATCACGCGCTCGATCAGCGACGTCGAGCGCGACTTTGGAGAATACTCACCCGGGCGCTTCGCCTGGCGCCTGGCCGACGTCCGGCGACTGCCGTCGCCGATTCCGTATCGCGGACTCCCCGGGTTATGGGATCTCCCGGACGTCGCGCTGGCTGTGCAGACGTCTGCACAGCCGTTCACTTTGGAGGGTTGATCGAGAAATCAAAAAGGGGCACGGCGCGCAAGCGACCGACAAAGCCGGGGTGCTTCCGTAACTGAGTAAGTGGTAAAGCTGCCCGCGTGCCTCACCCGTTCATGGCCAAACACCCGACCACTCCACCGCTCGATTCTGTCACGCAATACGCGACCGATGTCGTCGCCGGCACGATTGTCGCCGGCCTGATGGTTCGCCAGGCCTGTCAGCGCCACTTGCACGATCTCGAATCCGGCGCTGCACGGGGCCTCGTCTGGAAGCCTGATCAGGCGCAGCGCGTCATCGACTTCTTCCCGGCGATTCTGCGCCTCCCGGAAAACGTCACCGCCGAGGACGACGTGTTCGACGCCGACGTCGATCTGTTGTCGCTCGAGGGACAGCCTTTCGTGCTGTCGCCGCACCAGCAGTTCATTGCGGGGTCGCTCTTTGGGTGGTACAGCGTGAAGGGGTTCCGGCGGTTTCGCATCGGCTACTTCGAGGCTGGGAAGGGCGATGGCAAGACGCCCTTTGGCGCCGGCCTGATGATCTACCTCGCGGTCGCGGACGGCGAGATCGGCGCGCAGGTGTTCTTTGCGGCGCCGACGCTGGGCCAGGCGAAGCTGCCCTTCACGGATGCCACGCGGATGGTGGCGTCCTCGCCGTCGCTTCGGAAGATCATCGAACCTACCGTCAACAACCTGGCGATCAAGCGGACCGGGTCGTTCATCCGGGCGGTCTCGTCCGAGAAGAAAGGCCTCGACGGCAAGCGCGTGCACGGCTGCCTGTTAGAGGAAATGCACGAGCAGACGCGGATTGTGGTGCAGAAGATGCGCGCCGGCATCAAGGGTCGGCGCAACGCGCTGATTTTCGGCATCACGAACTCCGGGTTCGACAAGCAATCCATCTGCTGGGACTGGCACGAGTATTCGCGCCAGGTCCTCGAGGGCACGATTGCCAACGACACGTGGTTTGCCTACGTCTGTCAGCTCGACGCGTGCGAGGCCTGCCGCGCCGCCGGCAAGCTCCAGCCGTCGGACACGTGTGCGGACTGCGACGACTGGCGCGTCGAAGGCCCGCACTGGTTGAAGGTGTGTCCCAACCTCGGCGTGTCGCTGCCCTGGGTCTATTTGCGCGACACGGTGCGCGAGGCGATCGACATGCCCTCGCAGCAGAGCATCGTGAAGCGTCTGAACTTCTGCATCTGGACCGAGCAGGTCAGCGTCTGGATTCCGGTCGACCGCTGGACCGTGTGCCAGTCGGAACTGGTGACACCGGCCGCGTCGACCTTTGCCGAGTCGCTGCGCGGGCGCGAGTGCTTCCTCGGCTGCGACCTCTCGGAGAAGGTCGACCTGGCGTCCGTGCAGGCGATCTTCCCTCGGCCGATGCCGCGCGATGTGCAGCTGCCCGACGATGGACAGGCCATCACTCGGGCGATTGATGTGCTCTCGTATTTCTGGATGCCCGAAGAGACGCTGCAGCAGCGGGCCCGGGAAGACAACATCCCGTATCCCGACTGGCGGGATCGCAAGTTCCTGTCTTCCACCCCAGGCGCGCTGATCGACCACGACGCGATCGCGAACTTCATCATCACCGTCCTGGCGAAGCGGTTCCGGATCCGCGGCATCGGCGTTGACCAGGCCGGTGCGACGGCGTTCGTGACGCGGCTCCAGCGCCACTTCGGCGACGAGCTCGTGACCGAGGTGCCGCAGGGCTTCAAGATGCTGAATGGGCCGTCGAAGACGCTCTCGGCGCTCGTGTTCAGCCGCAACCTCGCGCACGACGGCAATCCGGTCATGACGATGTGTGTGGGCAATATGGGCAAGGAAGAGAACAGCTGGAGCGAAATTCGGCCGGTGAAGCTGAATCAGCGGAAGCGCATCGACGGCGGCGTTGCGCTGATCGACGCGATCTGCACGATGGAGCGAACGCCGGACCGACCGTCGGCGTACCGAGACGGCCACGGATTGATGGTGTGCTGATATGACGACGATTGTTGATCTGGCAACTCACCCGGAGAAGCATGTCACGGTCGCTGAGCTCGCGACGTACTGGAAAGTGAGTGAGCGAGCGATTCAATACTGGGTCGCGAAGGGTGCGCTGCCGGCAATGAAGGTCGGTACGCGTATTCGAATCCTTACCATGGACGCGCGGCGTTTTGGAAGAATCGACGACATCGTCACGGGCCCGATCGGATCTCTCTGATTTTTTTTTGCGAAATACGCGAAGTACGCGAAGTACGCGAAATGCCGACAATTTCCCCCCTTGTCGGCAACCTCATCCCGCCTCATCCTGCTGACATCGGAACCAATGCAGTTCTGGCTCGCGCGAATCCCGTGCCTGCACCGCCGCATCATCGTGACCCTCGACGACCGTCAGGAGAACTCGATTGACGGCGTGCTCTTCGACAAGCGCGGCGGGTGGCTGGTGTTGAAGGACGCCCGGCTGCTGCAGGCGAACCGCCCGCCCGTGCCGATGGATGGAGATGTTGTGATCGAATGCGCCAAGGTCTCGTTCATTCAAGTCGTGCCGGCGTAATCCTCATGGCGATTGTCTCCAGCTTTGGAGCACTGACCGCCGTCGGAGGTTCGCCGCTGGGCCTGTCATCGGTGACGACGTCGGGCCCGTTCTACGACGGCTATCGCCGCTCCTATGCGGAGATCTACCGCACGCAGCCGGCGGTGCGGACCGTTATCGATTTCTTCTCCCGCAACATCGCGCAGCTCGGCCTGCAGGCCTTCCGTCGTGTCACGGATACAGACCGCGTGCGGTTGACGAGCGCGGACCACGGGTTGGTGCGTACGTTCCGCCGGCCGAATCCGTCGACGAGCCGGTACCGGTTCATTGAGTCCACCGTCCAGGACATCGGGACGTTCGCGAATGGCTACTGGTTGAAGGTCCGCCTGCCCGCCCGCGAGCTCGGCCTGGTGCGGTTGCCCGCGGCGGAGATGTCCGTCAAGGGTGTCCTCCTGCCGGTGGGCTACACGTGGCAGCCGACCACGGGTGGCCAGCCGAGGGAGTTTGCGCCCTCCGAGATCGTGCACTTCCGGTTGTTCGACCCGGCGAACGCGGTCGTCGGCTTCCCGCCGCTCGAGACGCTGCGGCGCGTCCTCGCCGAGGCCGCCGCGGCCGGCGCCTATCGTGAGGAGTTCTGGAGAAACTCGGGCCGCTTCGAGACCGTTATTGAGCGCCCGGCGAACGCACCGAATTGGAATACAGAACAGCGCGAGGAGTTCCGGTCTCAGTGGCAGGAGTTTGCCGGCCGGAAGGCCGGGAAAACCCCGGTCCTCGAGGACGGCATGATGTTGAAGCCGATCAGCTTCAACGCGAAGGACTCGCAGTATGCCGAAGGCCTCCGGCTCACGCGGGAGTTTGTCGCGGCGCAATTCCATGTCCCCCTCCCGATGGTCGGCATCCTCGACCACGCCACGTTCTCCAACGTCCGCGAGCAGCACAAGCAGCTGTATCAGGACTGCCTGGGCCCGTGGCTGGTGATGCTCGAGGAGGATATCGAGCTGCAGCTGTTGCCGGACTTCGAGGACGTGGAAGACGTCTACGTCGAATTCAACATCGCGGAAAAGTTGAAGGGTTCGTTCGAGGAGCAGGCGGATTCGCTCGCGCGCGCCGTTGGTCGACCCTATATGACGGCGAATGAAGCGCGTGCGCGGTTGAACCTGCCGTGGCATGACAATCCCAACGCCGACGATCTCGCGGATGTCGCGCCCGGCCAGGGCAGCACTTTCGGTGGTGACCGCCGCCAGGCGAAGCCGGCGGCGGTTCGCGCGGTCCTCGAGAAGTTCGCCGCACGCCAGCACACCCGGCTTGAGAAGGATGCGCCGGAGGTGCGTGCGTCGAAGTTTAACCATCCTCGGTGGACCCGTGAGCTCGCCGCGGATCTGCGCGCCGGTTGTGGCGCCGACTTCTGTTCCGTGTGGGGCGAGGACGCCGACCGGGTGGCTGGCCTGGTGAACAGTGAAACCTGGGCCCTTCTTGAAGACGGTGCCGCGCCGTGGTCTCGGGCCCGGGTCGATGCGCTTGTCTCGCGGTTTACGGAGGACCTCTGATGTCCGGTCGCTACTCACGCACGCTGCAGGCGATTCGCGAACATCCCTGGGCGATTGTGCCGTCGGCGCTCGAGCTGATTCTCGAAATCGTAGAGTTTCGCGCGGCGGGCGGCCGATTCGATGCCGCGGAGATCCAGGCGCGTGTCGGCGAAAAAGACGACGACGGCCAGTCGCCTTCGCGAGTCGGCCCCGTCGCGGTGCTCCCGCTCCACGGCGTGATGGCGCCCCGCATGAACCTGTTCATGCAGATCAGCGGGGGCGTCTCGACGGAGCTGTTCGGCAAGATGTTCGATGACGCCCTTGCCGAGTCGGAGGTGCATGCCATCGTGCTGAGCGTTGACTCGCCCGGCGGTTCGGTCTTTGGCGTCGAGGAGCTCTCCCAAAAGATCTACCGCGCGCGCGGGAAGAAGCCGATCGTCGCCGTCGCCGATCACATGGCGGCCAGCGCCGCGTATCAGGTGGCGGCCCAGGCGCACGAACTGGTCGTGTCCCCCTCTGGGATGGTCGGCAGCATCGGCGTGGTCACCACGCATACCGACGTCTCAAAGGCGCAGGAGAGCAGGGGCGTGAAGACCACGCTCGTGGCGATCCCGGCCGCGAAGGTGGCGGGACACCCGTACGAGCCGCTGAGCGACGAATCACGCGGCGAGATCCACGCGCGCATCGCGCCCTACTACGAGCTCTTCGTGAAAGCCGTGGCCCGCGGCCGCGGCGTATCGGTGAAGGACGTGAAAGACGGCTACGGCCAGGGGCGCGTCCTCTCGGCCATCCCGGCTCGCGATGCCGCGATGGTCGACCGAATCGAGTCGTTATCCGACGTCATTGCTCGGCTCTCGACGCCCCAGGGGCGCCGGGCGGTGATGACCGCACGCACGCCGGGCGGCACGGAGACCACGGCCCAGGAGCCTTCACCGGCCACGGCCCAGGAGTCCCGGCCCGCCCCCTGGCGCGACGTGCTGCAAGTGGAACTCGACACTCTGTAACCAGGAGACTGACAGATGGAACACCGACTCACTGTGATGCCGTTCCTGCTCGCGCTCTTCGCGGCGGTGGCGGCGATGCCGACGAACGTCTATCAGGTGTGTGCGTGGAACGTGGGGACCCTTGAGGTCGAGCCGTGGCGGGCCCGGCGCGCGCCGATCGCGGCGGCGTGCAGACGTCTGCACAGCTGGTGGAGCGGTCTCTGGCGCCTGGAGGTCCTGGCGGCCGCGGTGCTGGTGGTGGCCGTGCTGGCCGGGGATCTGTCGCCGCATCGGGACGGGGTCGTGCTCGCGGTCAGCGGCGTGTTCGCGATCGCCCGCCCGAAGCTCGTCGCCGAGCTCGAGGAGGCGAAGAAGCAGGCGGCCGTCGTGATGACCACGGCCGAGAAGGAGGAGCGCGAGCTCACGGCCGAGGAACGGAAGTCAGTTCAGCAGCACCTCGACGAAGCGAAGAAGATCAAGGCGCGCCTCGACGGGATCGATGGGGACGCGGAGATGCGCCGGCAGATCGACGCGTTGACCGCCGGCGCCGACAAGACGACTCGGCCCGGCGCTGAGATGGAGCGGCAGACGCATCGGGCGTTGAGTCTCGGCCAGCACTTTGTCGCGTCGCAGGTCTACGAGGCCATCAAGGCGGGCAATCACCGCCGCCAAGGGTTTTCCGCGGCGGTCGAGATCGCCGACATCGGCGCCACGACCCTCGACGAGTCGGCCGGCTCCGGCGGCAAGCTCGTCCTGCCGGACTACCAGCAGGGGATTCAACCACTGCTGCTCCGGCCGATCCGTGTGACGCAGCTCCTCGCGCCTGGCACCACGGATTCGAACACGGTGGAATACATGGTCGAGACGACCTTCACCAACGCGGCCGCGGCCCGCGCGGAGGCGGCAGCCGCCGCAGAATCGACGCTGGTGTTCGACCGCGTGGCCGAACCGGTGCGCTCGATCGCGCACTTCCTTCCCGTCACGGCGGAGATGCTCGAGGACCAGGCGCAGACCCAGTCCTACATCGACGGCCGGCTGCGGTTGGGGCTCGACCTTGCCGAGGAAGACCAGCTCCTGAATGGCTCCGGCGTCGCCCCGAACCTGACCGGCCTGATGAACCGGGCCAACCTGGCTGCGGCGGTCGCCCGCGGGACGGACACGAACGCCGACGCGATCTTCAAGCAGATCATCGCGATCATGACGACCGCGTTCGTCATGCCGGACGGCCTGGTCCTCAATCCCACGAACTGGCAGACCATCGTGCTGGGGAAGGATGCGCAGGGGCAGTACTACGGCAACGGGCCGTTCAGCGCCATGCAGACGCCGATGCTCTGGGGGCTGCCCGCCGCGGTCACGCCGCTGATTGTCGCCAACACGAGCCTGGTCGGCGCGTATCGCCAGTGCGCCCAGCGGTTCGCGCGGCGGGGGGCCACGGTGACCGCCACGAACAGCCACTCCGACTTCTTCACGAAGCGCCTCGTCGCGATCATGGCCGAGATGCGCGAGGCGCTCGCGGTGTATCGCCCGGGCGCGTTCGGCAAGGTGACGGGGCTCAACTAACAGACCGAGGCGGCCGGCGCTGGGGCTTCGCGGCTCGGCGCCGGCGCGCGATCGAGAAGGAGATCAGATGTCTCGGTACAACCCTGGGCTCAATCGGCAGGTCGGCGGCGGCGCCGTCAAGGTCGCGCGGTCGGTCTGGTTCAACCTGGACAACGGGGCCGGCACGACGATCGACGACGTGATCCTGAAAGCGGTAGCCGCCATCGTGATTGTCGCCGCCCGTATTGTCTACGTCGACGCCACGACGGGCACGGTCGCCGCGGGCAATGCGAAGCTCGGCACCACGCTTGGCGGCGGGGAGATCGCCGCGGCGACTGCCTACGAAAACGCGAAGACGGTGGGGACCGAGACGACGATGGCGATCGTCGCCGGCGCGGTGCCCGCCGGCGGCGCGGTCTTCTGCCGGCACACTGGGGTTGCCATCACCCAGGCCGGGCAGGCCTGCGTCGAGATCGAATACGTGGACGCGTCGTAGCCCGCCATGTTCAACGTCTCCCCAGGGCCGTGTCCCATCTGCGGCGCGGCCCATTCCGCATGCAAGCCGGCGGGCGATCCCGGCGGTGACGGCGTGGGTGTCACGCGCGGCGTCATCGTGCGATCGCGCGACGACGGCCGCATCGTGCTGCCGGCGTCGCGGCTTGGCGGCGCTGTGCAGACGTCTGCACAGCCGACCACGCGTCCCGTGGCCGGCGAGTCGCTGCTCGACGCCCGGCGGCGCCCGGAGCGCGGCTGATGGGGGTGAGCCTCGTCACGGCGCCGACGGTCGAGCCCGTGACGTTGAGCGAGGCGCGGGGGCAGGTCTCGGTCGTCACCGCCGACATCGATGCGCAGCTGGCGGCCTGGGTGACTGCTTCGCGGCTGACCGTGGAGCGGCACTCCGGCCTCAAGTTGATCACCCAGACATGGGACTGCGCGTCGGATGCGTTCCCGACGTGCCGCGATGCGATCGTGCTCCCCCTCGCCCCGCTGCAGTCGGTGACGTCCGTGACATGGTACGACGATGCGGAAGTCCCGACTGTGGTGGATCCGACCACCTACGTCGTCGACCGCATCAGTTCGCGGCCGCGGATCGCACTCCGTCAAGGGAAGAGCTGGCCGACCGGAGTGTTGCGCGCGGTGAACGGCGTGGTGGTGCGTGCGGTCTTCGGCTTCGGCCCGGCGCCGGCCGACGTCGCCAAGGTCGCCGAACCACTGCGCACGGCGATGCTGCTTCTGATCGGGCACCTCGAGGCGCATCCCGATGCCGTGAACATAGGCAACGTCGTGACGCAGCTACCCCTGGGCTTCGAGATGCTGGTCCGCACGTGCCGGCGGGAGCTCCTGGCATGAGGCCGCGGGACCGCGTCACGTTTCAGGCCCTCACGCCGATCAGTGACGGCCAGGGCGGGCGCTCGACCACACCGACGGCGCTGGCGAGCGATCTGCCCTGCACCGTCGAGGTCCTCGGACGCGAGGAACGCCTGGCCGCGGGGCAGCTCGCCGCGGTGAGCACGCATCGCCTGCGGCTGCGCCGGCGGGCCGATGTCAGTCCGAAGCATCAGGCGGCCGTGACCTACGCGGACAGCGGCGCGTCGACCACGTTTCAGATCCAAGCCATCGATCGGGCGGATGACCGCGGCCGCGAGATGTTCGTGTACTGCACGGCGGGTCAGCCATGAGTCGCGTGGGCACGAAGAGCGCGCTCTCGCCGGTCGCCGCGGCCGCCTACGCGGTCCTGAACGTCGCGGCGTACACCGCGCTCTCGACCGGGGGCGTGTATGACGCGGTTCCGCAGGGCACCGTCGCCCCGTTCACGTGGCTCCTGGTGCGCGAGGAGCCGATGAACACCTTCGGCAAGGGCGGCAAGGATTGCGAGCTCCTGGTCAGCGTGTTTAGCCAGTTTGACGGGATGTCGCAGGCGCAGGGGATTCTCGCGAAGGCGGTGGACCTCCTGCAGGAGACGCTGCCGGCAGTGACTGGGTTCACGACGCTGCTCCTCGAGTACCTGGGTGCACAGCCGATGCCCGACGAAATTATCGGCGGCGTGCGAACCAAGCATCTGCGCGGCCGGTTCCGGTGGCAGGCGGAGGAAGCGTAGATGGCCATGCGGTCCTACGGCGGCATGGACGTCGGCGTGCTGGGCGAGGCGGAGATTCTCGCCAGGCTGCGAGACATCAGCTTTCAGCAGCCGCAGCGATCGGCCGCGGCGCTCGAGGCCGAAGCCGAGATCGAGCTCGGCGAGATGCTGTCCCGTGTGCCGGTCGCCGAGGGCACCCTGCAGTCGACCGGCCGGGTCCACGACGCGGAGATCGAGGTCGGGGGTGTGTCGGTCGCGATCTCGTTCGATACGCCATACGCCGTCGCGCAGCACGAGAAGTTCTTTCACCACGATCACGGCGGGCAGATGCGCTATATGAGCAGCGTGCTCGACGAGTCGCGCCAGTTTCTTGGCCAGCGCCTGGCGCGCCGGCTGATCAAATGAGCGACGAAGGTCCCCGCATTGTGCTGACCGACGCGCCGGCCCCGCGGCCGGCGGTGAAGCCCGGACGCTGCCCGAACTGCGGCGCGCCGGCGACCGACCAGGTGCCGGTCAGCGGATTCATGATGCATGGGCCAACCGTCTGTCTGCGGTGTGGCCACGAGGAGCAGCCATGACGAGGAAAGGTGTGCAGACGTCTGCACTCAGCCCCGCGGACTACATCGCGAGGGTGCGGCTCAGCGACCGGGAGGACCGGACGCTGGCGGCGCCAGGCGAGGTCTGCGTCCGCGTGCCGGCCGCGAGCCTGGCCTGGCTGCTCGAGGAAGGGCTGATCGTGCGCGCGGATGCGCCGGAGGATGCCGATGGCCAAGCGTAGCTCTGCGGACGTCGGGTTCTTCCTGATCGGTGGCCGGAGCGTGCTCGGCACGCGCACGAAGATCGACGTCAAGAGGAAGGGGGGCTTCGAAGAGACGACCCCCTTGGGCGTGGGTGCCGTCACCCGCGCGTTTGGCGGTCTCTCCGACTTCGAGCTGACGCAGGACGGCTTCTTCGACGATGCGGCCGACGCCATCAACGACGCGCTGGTGGCCGCGCAGGGCACCACGCCGGTCGTCTGCCTGGGCATCAACGGCAACGTGGCCGGTCTAAAGTTCGACGGCTTCTCGGCGCCGCTCGACGTCGAATACGAGCGCGTGACTGACGTCGGCAAGCTGCACAAGGCCAACGGCGCCTATCAGGGGTCAGGCCTGGCCGAGAAGGGCGTCATCCTCCACCCGCATCGCACGGAGACGACCGCGACGAATACGGAAGGCGCGGAGTCGGTTGACAACGCGGCCTCGAGCGCGAACGGCGGCGCCGGGTATCTCCAGGTGGAGACGTCGGTGCTCGGCGGGTTCACAAACTTTGTCGCCAAGGTACGCCACAGCGCGGACGACATCACGTACGCGGACCTCGTCACGTTTACCGCGGTGACGGTGGCGCCGGCGTCCGAGCGGAAGACCGTCACCGGCACCGTCAACCGGTACCTGGCGAGCTCGTGGAGCTGGGGCGGCGCAGGGTCAGGGCAGAGCGCCAGGTTCCTCGTCGGGTTCGTCCGGGCCTAAACCGCAGGGGCGCGCGGCCCCTGTGACCGCGCAGAAGGAGCACGCGAGTGTCCAAGTACAACAGTTCGAACCTCATCATCGAGTTCGACAACGCCGCCCTGGCCCTGCAGGTCATCACGCCGTACGTCCTGCGCTGCGGCAGCCTGAAGAAGAAGGGCCTGTTCGAGGAGTCGACCGCCTACGGCAAGTCGGTGGTCGAGCGCCTGTATGCCGGCATGAAGGACACGGAGCCGATCGTCCTTGGTGGCTTCTACGACGACGCGGCCTCGCCGGCGCCCGACGCGCTCTTCGACGACATCGGCAACGTCGCGACGACCGGCGGCGGCACGCGCACGCTGAAGATCACGTGGGGCGGCACGAAGACGTCCTCGGTGGAGATGTTCATCCAGGACTACGAGAAGCTGCCCGACGTCGGCAAGTTGCACCAGTACAACGTGACGCTGCTGCCGAGCGGCGCCGTCACGGAAACGTAGAGAGGCCTGGAAGTGCGGGCGCGCCGCCGGAAGGACCGTGAGCTCCGCCGGCGGCGCGCCCGTCTCCGTCGCGATCGCTATCACCTGTATCTGTCCCAGCGAGGAACCATGATTGTTACGAACATCACGAAGACCGTTGAGCTGCCGCACGAACCCGGCGAGTCCATCACGATTCGCAAGCTCTCGGGCTCACAGTTGGGTGCCGCGGCGAAGAGGAAAATGAGCGACGGCATTGCGCTGATGCGGGAGATTGGCGCCGAGCTCGTGAAGGCCCTGCGCGAGGGCGATACCGCCACGGTGAAGCGGATCGAGGACGCCCAGGCGGCGAACGTCAACAACTACGACCGGGACATGTTGCTCGCCGATGGTGTGTCGGCGTGGAGTTATCCGGTGCCGGTGGCCGAATCGCTGTCTTTGCTCGACGAGGACACCGCGGCCTTCGCAGCGGAGCAAATCTTCGAGTTCTCGCGTCGACGCACGGCGGCTGAAGCAAAAAACGTCTGAAGCAGTTTCATCAATTCCTTGATGGAGCTGCTAACGCGTACGCGCCGCCGGAGTGGTTCGTCGCGATCGTGTGTGAGGCGTTCACCTGCTTGCCATCGGCGGCGATCGCGGAGATCCAGCACGCGCCGGCGGGCGTGCTGGAGGACGTGCTGGAGCTCCGAGGGTATGCCGCCGCGAAACGCGATTACGACTACGCGTGCGTGCATGACCCGAAGGCCATGCGTGACGACCGGATGACGCGGTTGGTCCGGGAGATCGAAGCCGCGTTGGTCGAAGAGGGTTGGAACGCAGAGGCATTAGAGACGTAAATGGGGACCGGATTTCTCGGCGCACTCTGGGCCATCCTGAAGGTGAAGGATGAGATGACGCCTGCGATCAAGCAGGCGGAACAGGCCGTCCGAGCTGCGTCCGGGAATATTGGGAAGTCGTTCGACACGCTCGCCGGGCACCGCGCCCGGCTCAACTCCCTGTTCGAATCGTTCTCCGGCGATAAAGTGATTCGAGATGCGGCGGAATACGCCCAGGCCGTGAGGGGTGTCGGTGGTGCCTCTGCGCTGACCGCGGCCGAGCAAGCGCGTGTCAACGCCGTGGTTACCGAGGCGATCGCGAAGTACCGCCTGTTGGGCGAGAAGGCACCGGCCGATCTGCACGCCCTGGCGAGCGCGACCCAGAAGCTTGAGCCACCGCTGAGTCTCGCCGATAAGGCGGCCGGTCTTCTCAAAAGCACCTTCGGCCAGTTCACGTTGGCGAACTTGGCAGCTAGTGCGATCTCGTCCCTCACGTCAAGCCTGATGGACTTCGCGGCGCAGGGTGTGAAGCTGCCTGCTATTCAACAGTCGTTTGATCGGCTCACATCTGGGCTGAAACAGAACGGCGCTGAGATGCTGGCCAATATGCGGGCCGCCACGCAGGGAATGGTCTCGAACCTCGACCTGATGCAGAGCGCCAATAAGGCGATGCTCCTTGGGTTGCCGGTGACAGCCCAGTCGATGGGAGAGCTCGCGAAGGCGGCCACCACGCTCGGTAGGGCTATGGGCCAGGACGCGACGAAATCGCTCGATGACCTGATCACCGCGCTTGGGCGCTCATCTCCGATGATTCTCGACAACCTTGGACTCTCGGTGAAGGTTGGCGAGGCGAACGAGACGTACGCGGCCAAGCTCGGAAAGGCTGTCGAGGCGCTGAGCGACGCTGAAAAGAAGACGGCGTTCTATGCGGCGGCGATGGAAGCGGCCAGGCGGAAGACGGCCGAGTTGGGCGAGCATACCCGGACGCTCACGGAGATCGCGCAGTCGGCGTGGACGAAGATCGGGAACGCCGTCACGTCCCGGGTCGCTGAGATTAATACGCTCTTCCAGCGGATGAACGACGACCTTGATAACTACGGCCTACGCGCCGTGAAGGCCGCCGCGGTCAAGCCGCCGGCCATCTTCACGCCGGAAGGAGTTCGGCAGATCCGGCTGACAGACGAGGAGATGGAGCGAGTCAACAAGACGCTCGACGAACAGCGTCAGGTGCTTGATAAAGCGAGTGAGAAGGCGCGCCAGCATGCCGAGGCGTTTCGAGCGGCCGTGGATCAAATGAAGGGCACGACAGCCATTAACGCGGCGGCCGACGCACTGAAGCGCGTCTCTGCGGCAATGCACGAAGGTGTCCCACTCGCCAAAATGACTCGTGAGCAGCAGGACGCTGTCAACAAAACTATGCTTGACGCAATGGCCGTATATAAGGCCCTTGGTAAGCAGGTTCCTGCCGACATCCATGCTGTCTATTTCGCAACGCTCGATTTGAGTGAAATCGCGATCCGAAAGTCAATTCCACTGGTGCAGGGTCTCGGTGACGCGCTGAAGGACCTCGGTGAACAGGCAACGGTAAGCACCGGGGACCTTGATCTGATCAACCAGACGACGAAGGGTTGGCCGACGGCGATCGAGAACGTCCGGAAATATCTGCCCATCGTCGGGAAAGCCATTGACGTCTCGAAGACGTGGGCTGACACGATTAAGGACAACGTGTTTACGTCACTCCAGCAGGTCCCGCAGATGGTTGTTGGTGCGTTCACGGGTGGCGGCGGTCTGGGCGGAGCGATGCAGGGACTTGGCTCCATGCTCGGTGGCACGCTCGGGAAGTCCATTGGTGCCGGATTTAAAGCGCTCGGCAAGTTCGGCGGACCCATCGGCGAGGCGATCGGCTCTTTGGCCGGCCCGCTCATCGGCAAGCTCGTCGACATGTTCAAGGGCGCCGGCCGCCTGGCCGTCGAGGAATTCGCGAAGAGCATGGGCGGGTTCGACACACTCCATGTGCAGCTCAATGCGCTGGGTGATGCCGGCGAGCGGATGTGGATCAAGCTGACCCAGGGCGTCAAGAAGGGGGACAAGAAAGGCGCGCAGGCTGTCATCGACGAAATCAAAAAGGCGCTCGGCGCGAACCAGGAGCTGATGGACGCGATCGCGGCCGCCGGGTTCAAGTCCACCGACGAACTGCAGAAGACGGCCGATACCGCCCGGCGGGTGTACGAGTACATGCGGGACTCCGGGAAGTTCTCAGCCGACGCGGTGGCCGAAGCCTGGGAGAAGTCTCAGGAGGCGCAGCGCGCGGCCCTCATCGCCACCGGCGACGTGAACGCCATCACGAACCAGCAGGCGCTCGACGCCATCAAGAAGATGGACGACGAGCTGCATGGGTTGTTTGAGTCGATCAAAGACGAGGCGCCCGAGGAGGTCATGGGCGACGTCGAGCGGGCCACGCGCGCCCGCATTGCGGCGATCGAGGCCGAGCGGAACGCTGCGCAGGATGCCATCAACGCGACGACCGGCACGGCGGCGGCCGCGGCCGACGAGGCTGGCCGCATCATCGACGAAGCCCTCTCGAGACGTGAGTTCCACGTCCGCGTGAAGGTGGATCTCGATGGTCTGCCGACGGGCGCAGAAGAACCGGAGCCGGCGAATTCCGGTTACGCCTTCGGCACTCCGCGGCTCGATTACCGCGACTTTGGCCGGGTGACGCCGACGAACCTTCATGGCCGTGAGGCGGTCGTGCCGGAATCTGGCGTCGGGGAATTCGCGGGGCAGGTCGCCGCGGCCCTGTCTGGGCAGATTAGCGGCGGTGGGGGCGGTGACATCGTCATTCATCACCAGACGGTGCTCGACGGACGGGTGATTGACGAGCGGGTCGAGCGCGTGGGGCAGCGCAACCTGGACTCCGGACGCTGGCGCGTCGGGACCCGTAATGTCAAGTCGAGGGTCTCGTGAGTCAGCGTTTTGCGTACACCGATTACGCGAAGACTGCGACGCCGACGACGTCGGCCGACGCGGTCGGCTATCCGAAAGAGAACGCGCAGAACGACGCGCGGTGGAAGCGGTGGCGGTCCTCGACGACGACCGGCAATCAGAACTACGACCTTGACCTCGGCGGCTCCAAGACTATTCAGTTCGTGGCGCTGGTGAACGTCACCGCCCACGCCGGCGGCACGGTCAAGGCGCAGTACTGGACTGGCGCGGCGTGGGTTGACCTCGGCACGTTCACGTTCTCCGCGCTCACTGGCGTCGGCATGCTCTGGGTGAGTCAGGCGACGACGAAGGTCCGGATTCTGTTCGTGAATAGTGGGGCGGTGAGCGCCTACGTGGAGATCGGCGTCGTGCGGTGCGGCGGGTATTTTCAGCCCGTCCAGCAGATCCAGCCTGGCGTCCTGCTCGATCGGCCGGATCCCACCGAGCATGTCGCCTCTGTGGATGGGCAGGAGTTCGCGCAGCGGCGCTCGCGGTTCTACTCCGTCGCCGGGGTGTTTGCGCCCCTGGCGGCGGCTGACCGTGATGCATTCATTGTGATGGACGACGCGGTCGGCACGTACCAGCCGTTCTTCTTCGCGCTCGATCACGCCAGTATGGACCGGTGCATCTTTGGCCGGTTCGAATCTGGACTGCGGATCGCGCACATGCCCAAGACCGCGGACCTCTGGTCGGCTGCCATAGCCCTGCGGGAGATGCGATGACGACCGCGGTCTACGACGCCTGGGCGGCGGATCTGGCGCGCGATCGGATTGTGCTGGCAGAGCTCCAGCCGGCGGAACAACTGGGAGCGTTCACGCGGGACGCGTTCACGGCGTTGCCGGTGCGCGCGCAAACCAGCGGCGGCAAAACCGGGTTCTCTGGATCGGCCGGCTTTCAGATTCTCGATGCGAGCTACGGCACCGGGGCGGTATATCACGATGCGATCTTGATCGTGCGCCTGGGCGCCAACGCCACCAGCATCAGCGGCGTCACGGCGACGATCAACGAGGTGGCCTACGGCCTGACCAGGCTCGCCGGCGCGGCGAACGGCACGCGCCTGGCGGAAATCTGGTATCTGCTATCGCCTGGATTGACCGTGCCGGGCGTGTCGATCGACATCACGGCGGTGGGTGGGGTCAGCGCCGCGTGGGAGTGCTCGTGGTGGAACAACGTGAACCAGAGCACGCCGTTCGGCACGGCCGTGACGCAGTCGGCGACCACCGCGACGCCGTCCGTGATTGTCAGCGCATCGGCGACGCAGGAAGTGCTCGACGCGATCATCGCCACCGGCGGCGTGACGCTCACCGTGGGGGCTGGACAGACGCAGGACGCCAACCTGTTGGACAGCGCCCTCGCGAATCAGGTGGCCTTCTCGCGTGAGGACGGGGCCGCGAGCACCACGATGTCGTGGACGGTCAGCTCATCGGTCGCGATTGCCTTGGTCGGCGCGCCGCTGATCGGCACCGGGGCGGTCTACAAGGTGCCGTGGCTGCGCTACGGGCAGACGGCCGTCGTCATGGGTGGGATCTATCGGCGCCTGGACTCGGTCAAGGAAAACGGCACGGCCTACATGTCTCGCGCGAGCATCGCGCTCGTGCACGCGAATCTGGGCAGTTACTTCCATGAGACGGCGACCGACACGCTCTACGTCTCGACCACGACCGGAACGACGCCGAACGCCTTCGCGTTTATCGGGGCCTGGTTCACAATCTTTCTGGCCACGAAGGATCCGCTGTTCACGGACCAGCCGCTCTATGAGCCACGCCTCACGGGCATGCTGCCGCAACTGAAGGGCACGAAGCCCGACGAGATGTTCGGCGCCACCGTCTGGGGCGACGGGCAACTGGAGATCAGCAACGCGGACACGGTGTTCGACACGCTGGCGCGCAAATGGATCTGGGAGAATAAGACCTGCATTGTCCGGATCGGCGGCACTTCGCTCGGCTTCGCGGACTACGCGCAGTTGCGGACGATGCGGATCGTCGCGCTCGACGTCTCGGATCTGACGGCCACGTTGACACTCGAAACGATGGCCAACATCCTCAATCGCAGCATTCCGCGGAACACGATCGCCTCGCTGGCGGCGTCTACGTACGGCGGTGTGTCGGGCGTGGAACAGGCTGTGCTCGGCGAGGCCTCCCCCATCCTGTTCGGCAAAATGCTCGACTGCCCAGCGAGACTGATCAAGGCGTCGAATGGCCTCTGGGAGGAATACGCCGTCGTCGATACCTTCGACAGTGGCGCGCTTGGGATCTCTGTGTCCGCGGCGCATGCCATCAACACGACCACGGGCGCGCGGACGACGCTGAACATCATGACCGATGTCAGCTATCAGGCGATCGGCACCATCCGTTTGTCGAATGCGACGTATTTTTCGGCCGCGGGCTATGAGCTCCGCCTTGATATCGCGCGCAACACCGCGCCGTGGTATCCCGGTACGTTCGCCCAGGCGATCCTGACGCTCTGCGGCGAGGACCTGGCCAACATCGAGACCGCGGCGTTCGCGGCGCTCGACACGGCGGTGCCGTACGAGGTCGGGGCGTATCTGACGGTGACGGCACCAGCGTCGCAGATTATGCGCCAACTTGAGCAGTCCGGCCTGATTCAGGTGTATGTGGGCACGGATGGCCGCTGGACCTGCCGCGCGTTCGATCCGAAGCGCACGGCGGTGGCGGCCCTCGTCGCGGAAGACTTCGCGGGTTGGCGGGCGACCCCGCAGCATCAGTCGGTATTGTCGGACGTGCGCGTGCGCTGGAACTGGAATCCGGCGACCGATTCCTATTACGAGGTCTCTCGGTCCGATTCCGCCACGCAGTACGGCCGCGAGACGACCGACAGCCATCGGATCGACACGTTTCTACGCGTCGAGGGCGACGCGCAGGAGTTGTGCGATCGCTACGCCCTGCTCAAGCAGCGTGTGCGGACCCTGATCGAGAGCCCGCAGCGGGCGCTGGCGCTGGTGGCGGCCGTGCCCGGAGACTTTGTGACAGTCACGCGGGACCGGGCCCCGAATCTGGCGGGCGCGTTCGCGGGCGAGGCGCTCGAGATCAACGAGATCACGGTCACGCTGGGGCCGACGATTGGCGTCGTGGTCACGCTCGATGACATGGCGGACCTGCTGAACCGCGTGGGGGCCTACTCGGATGACACGGGCGCGGACTGGAGCACGGCGTCGGCGGCTCAGAAGGCGGAGCTGGCGTTTTATGCCGATGACGATGGCTACATTGCCGCTGGTGACGTGGCCACGCTGCACCGAAAGATTTACTGGTAAATGACCACGTTCAACACGAGCATCGGCGCGGGGTACAGCCCAATCGCCGGGAAGGCGGTGCCGGCCACCCATGTCTTGCGCGCGTTCAACAATACGCTCGCGCTGAAGCAGGGGGACCAGTCGCTTGATCAACTGTCGCTCGAAAAATATGCGCCGACGCTCGGCGGTGCCCAGAACGACTATGCGCTCCCGGACGCCTGCACACTGTTCGCTCCGGTCCTGACGGCGAATGCGGTGTTCAGTGGCTTCGTGGTGGGGGGGCGGACGAAGCGGGCGTTCATCATCAAGAACCCAAGCACCACCTACTCGCTCCAGGTGCTCAACGCCAGCACGCTCAGCGCGGCCGGCAACCGGGTCGGCACCATCTCGGCCAACGGGCAAGTGCTCGGGCCGCGCGGGTCGGCCTTTGTCTGGTTGGACACGGCGCTGAACGCCTGGCACCTGGAACTCATCGACCCTGGCATGCCGATTACGCCGACATTCGCGGCGGGTGACTACACCGCGTCAATCGGGTCTTGGACTGTCGATGCGGCTGACGTGTCGCTTCTGACATACCAGCAGCGCGGCCCCGTCGTGTCGGTGCACTTCTATGTGGGGAACACGGACGTGAGCTCGACGGCGAACCCACTGAAGCGGGTGATCCCTGGCGGGTTCACGGCGGCGAAAAGCGCGCGGCGCCTGATGCACGTGCGAGACGCGGGCACTCTGGGGACCGGGGTGGTGCTCGTGCAAGCGAGTGCCACCGTGATCGACCTCTACGTGAACGTTGCGCTTGGCAACTGGACGATTACATCGGCCGACAACACGGACGTCATTGGCGACATCGACATTGAGGTGCAGTGAGATGGAAAAGGTATTGCTCGCGGTGCCAGAAGTCGTCGCACTGACCACGGCCGACTACGAAATCGTGGAGATGCACCTCGTAGGCACCCGTTGCCGGCGCGCGCCGGACGCGTAAAAGGGGAGAACGAGACACTGAATCTTCTGACACTCCGCTAGGCGCCACACGCCGAATCACTGCTGCAGGCCGCGGCAGTGCCCTGGGTGGAACCAGGGACGCGGAGACCACAGAGGCCGCCGGGACGAGGCCACCCGCTGATCGTCGGTAAGTCCGACGTTCGGTGCGGTGGCTTTTTCTTTGGGCGGAACGATGAACCAGGGAGATTGGGCGGCGATGACTGACGTCACCAAGGCGGATCTGTGGGATGTCCGGGACCGGCTCATGGAGCTGATCGAAGACGGCTTCAAGAGCACCCATGCCCGCCAGGACTTCACCAACGGCCGGATCAACAAGTGCGAGGCCGAACTCGGGAGGCATGACGAGCGCTTGAAGAACATCGCCCACGAAGTCTTCCGCCGTCGCAGTACCGACACGGAACAGACGTCGACGGTTCGCGCTGACGAGGCGCCGATCACGCGGCGGGATCTGAGGCTCGCGGGCTATGTGCTCGCCGGCGCGGCGTCGGTGCTCGGGTTTTTGTTCAAGGTCCTCCCGTGGGCCCTCAAGGCGGTGCAGCCGTGAGTGTGACGGCCCACTCGTTGGCCGCTCGGTTTCTCGGACTCAAGGAACGGCCCGGGAAGGGCAGCAACCCGATCATCCTCGGGATGCTGCAGTACGCGGGGACATGGCCCACGGACGACGACGTCCCGTGGTGTTCGGCGTTCATCTGGTCGATCGCCTACCTGCTCGACCTGCCGCGTCCCCACACGGCGGCGCTTGCGGCCAGGTCCTGGCTTGCTGTGGGGACGCCTGTCGCGCTCACGAACGCAGTCCGCGGCTTCGACGTCGTGGTCCTCGAGCGCGGCGGCAGCCCGACGGCTGGCCACGTCGGTCTCTACCACAGCCATTCGTCGCTCACCGTGTCGTTGCTGGCTGGCAATCAAGGCGACCAGGTGAGTGTGCAGGCTTTCGACCGGGCCCGCGTGCTCGGGGTGCGGAGGCTCGCGTGACCCGGGTGCGCGTGACCGTGACGCCGTCGCAGCTCGCTCGGCTGCGCACGATCGCGCGTGAGTACAGCTGCGACGTCCAGGCCCTCGCCGCGGTCGCGATCGAAGAGTTGATCCGCGCGCATGCGCCCCGCAAGACCGGGCGGCGCCGGGGGGGGCTTCTCGCCGCAAGGTCCGGGCGCCGCGCCCGTGTCCACGCTGCGGCGAACCCATCACCGGCCGGGGACCGAAGAAGATCTGCGACCGCTGTCGCGACACGAAGCCGGCGGGGGCGGCTCGTTCACGCATCCCTCCGCCGAGTACGCCCGAGATGGAGACCGTCTGGAACGGCGCGATCGGGCGCCGCGGGTCTTCGCTGACGCGCGTCTGAGCGCCAGCATTATCCATGAAGAGGTCACGTAGATGAACGCGAATCACATCCGGCGCCTCCTCGCGGCGTGTCTGGTTGTCGTGGGTCTCTGGTCGGCGCCGGCGGCCGCGGCGGTAACACTCACGGTCCGGCCCGGCTCGGCCTGGTCCGACGTCGCGCTGCACCCGGACGGTGTCGTCTTTGTGCACGCCGATGCGGCCGCCGTCCACGCGGAAGTCAACGGCATCGAACGCTGGCGCGCGCCGCTGCCGGAGTCTGTGCTCCATCTCCGGGCCGCGGTGGATCAACAGACCGGCACGGTCATGGCGATCGCCCAGGGCGGGCAGACCGGATCCGCGCTGCTGATTTCCCAGGGTGGCGTGTCGAGCATCGGCCGGAGCTTCGGGCAGAACGCAACGGCGATCGGCTGGTCGGCCGCGGCCGGCTTCTCCGCGTACTTCCAGACGTCACCGGAGAGCTACGCGATCGTGCACGTCGCGGGCGGCGTGAGGACGGATGTCTTGATGGCGCTCACCTCGCAAGGCTTCCGCGACATCGTCGATGGCGAGCTCCGGTTCGGCGATGTGTGGTTCCGTCGCATCATCGGCGGCTACTCCATTCACGAACCGGTCGAGCGGGGCGGCGTCTACGCCGGGCAATGGTCGGAAGGCGACGAGGGTATCGGACTCATCGTGGCCGATCACTACGGCTTCACGGCGATTGCGGGCCTTGGCTTCGAGCCGCACCTGGCCGTTCGCGGCTCGACGCTCTATGTCGCCGCCAGGACGCCGGCGGGCGCGGCGCTCGCCATCATTACGCCGCCCTATCCGCCGGCGGAAGCCGTCGACGGCACACCACCGCCACCTCCACCGCCCCCGCCTCCTCCGCAAGGGGTCCCGGATCGTCAGGGCGTCATCAGGGCCTGCCTGAGCCCGCGTCTGACGAAGCTCGGGTCCGAGCATGAGACGCGCGCGCATTCGTTCGCGGCGCTCAACGCCTGCGTCCTCGAGCTGCGGCAGACCGACACCCGCTGGGGGCTCTTGGAAAAGACCGGCGGCGATCGGGTCCGCGATCGCGCGGCCGACATCGCCCTCTACGACCTTGGGAACGGCACGGCGCAGGTCGTGGACGTCATCAGCGACGCCGAGGGGCACGACGGAGCGCCGAGCGCCGGCTGGAGCCTGAAGGACATCCGGCCCGTCAGCCAATGGAAGGTGCCGTTCGGCGACGTCGTCATGCCGCCGTCGCCACCGCCGCCCGTCGAGACCCCGCCTGACCTCGACCTCAAGGCGGCGCTCGAGCGGGTGAGCGCGGCGCTCCGCGAGCTCGACGCCAAGGTGAACGGGATCCTTGCGCACCAGGACGACACGTTCAACCGTCTGGGCGTGCTCGTCGGCGAGGTGGACACCGTCAGGCTGCAGCTGATCGAGTTGAAGGCACGGCCGGTGACCGTCACTTTCCCTGACTACATCGCGACGATCTTCGGGCAGCGCGTAACGCTGAGGCCCGTGCGGTGAAGTACCTCCCGATCGCGGGCACGAACGGCTGGCGTGACGCGTGGACGCGCGAGGACTCCGACTTCGGCCGCCTGATGCGGGCGGAGGGATTCGAGCTGCTCCGCGCCGGCGAGCGGCCGTTCCGGTGGAGCACCGCCCTGGACGGGCTGCTCGGCGAAGACCGCCAGTGGGAGGCTGGCGCGGATGCGCTCTACTACTTCCTGCGCACGGTCCCGCTCGCGGACCGCAACCTTATTGCGCACAGCCATGGCGGGCAACTCCCGATCATCTTGGCGGCGGCGGGCTTTCTGATCCGATCATTGACGACGGTGGGCACGCCCTGCCGCGACGATGTGCCGGTCGCGGCGGCGGAGCACTTCATCCAGTTCCATCAGCACATCTACGACCTACGCCGTGACCTCTGGGGGTGGCTCGGTCAGGTCGGCGATCACGAACTGCGTCACGCGCGCACGTTCCCCGATCCCCGCGTGAAGAACATCGGCGTCGCGGACATCAGCCACGCGAAGGTGCTCCGAGACCCGACATACATCGCGCTCTGGAAAACCCAGGGCTGGCTCGAGAACGTGCGCCGGGTGCCGGCGGTGGAGGTCTGAATGGACGACGAGATCCTCCCCGGCCTGCGCGAGATCGACCGCGCCGCGAAAGTGCAGACGTCTGCACAGCCGATTAGCGATGCGATCCGGGACATCCCGCACAACGAGCTGTTGGTCGAAGGCCGGGTGACGAAAGCCGCCGGCGGCGAGCTGCACGGGTCGATCGAACGCGACCTCGTGAACGGGGTGTCGTTCGGCGTCGAGGGTGGCCGCCTTCTTCCGGAAGCTCTGGAAATAGGGAGGACCGATGGTGCTGTGGCTCCTGCTCGCGCTCGCTGATGGCGGCCGGACCTATCACCGGCTGCCGCTCGCGAAGGTCGCCGCCTCGAGCTGGACGCACATCGAAACGTGTGGGCCGGTCGTCTACGTGCGCCGTCAGCAGGACGGCGACTGGCACCTCACGCTGGCCGCCGGCGTCGCGAAGGTCGTGGTCGAGATCATCCCGGCGATTCCGCTGCCGGTACCGAAGAAGGGACAGGTGGTGCGGGTGCGCGGCATCAGCCGGTTCGACAAGGCCCACGCGTGGCCCGAGCTGCATCCGGCCGAGTCGATCGACGTCGTGCAGAGGTGCCGGTAGGGTCCGAGGGTGAGGAGCCCCCGCCCGACTGCCCCTTCTGTGATGCGGCCCGGTCGGTTGAACGGATCGGCAACGCCTGGGTCTGTTGGTGTTGTGGGAAGACGTTGACGGAGGAGGAGAGCGAATGATGCGCAAGGAAACAAGCCTGGCCCCATCCGGAACCCTGGCATTGCGGACGGTCTCGCGCGTCCGGCGAGCGCCGCTATCGTGGCAGTTGCGAAACCTGCCGATCCTGCTGCGCGGGTGGCCCGGGGTGATCGCGGCGTGGGTGGTGTTCTATCTCTTCGGGATCCCGTCGATGATCGGGACGCTGCGGCTCCGCGTCGCCCACGCCGACGGCACCTTCACCGAATATGGCGTCGTCGGCCGACGCGTCGTCACCACCGCCGGCGTCAACTACATCGTGGACGCGTTCCAGAACCTGACCGAACCGGAGAACATGAAGTTCCACGGGTTCGGGACCGGCACGATTGCGGAGGCCGTCGGCGACACGGCGCTGCAGACCGAGCTCACCACGCAGTACGCAACGGATAGCACGCGGCCGACCGGCACGACGACGGAGGGCGCCAGCGCGAACATCTACCGCACGGTGGCGACGCTGTCCCCGGATTCGGGCGGCACGATCGCCGTCACCGAACACGGCATCTTCTCCGCCGCGTCGGCCGGCACGCTGCTGGATCGCACCGTCTTCAGCGCGGTCAACCTGGTCGCTGGGAGCGACTCGCTCCAGGCGACCTACGACCTGACCTTCACGGCCGGCAGCTAACCCGCGCGAGCGTTTGGAGGTGGATGTGAGACGACTGCTGCTCCTCGCGTGGCTCCTGGTGCTGCTGGGCGCGGCGCCGGCCTGGGCGCAGAAGGAATTGTGGGCGAACAACGCGACGTCGACGCTGGCCTCCGGCATCACGAGCGGCGCGACGTCGCTGACCGTCCAGACCGGCGACGGGGCGAAGTTCCCGACGATTGGCGGCTCCGATTACTTCTACGCCACGCTCGAGGAAGGCACGACGCGCGAGGTGGTGAAGGTCACCGCGCGGAGTACGGACACCTTCACCGTCACGCGTGCGCAGTGCGGGAGCTCGGCCTCCGCCTTCAATGCGACCACGAAGGTCGAGAACCGCCTGACGAAGTGCGCGCTCGAGGACCTGCAGGACTTCGCGGCGGGTGGGGTGGGCGCGTTGCCGATCGTGAACGGCGGCACGGGGCAGACGACCCAGACGGCGGCCTACGACGCGCTCTCCCCGCTGACGACGCAGGGCGATATCGCTTATCACAACGGCACGGACGTGGTGCGCCTGGAGAAGGGGACCGCACTCCAGCATCTGCGCATCAACAGCGGCGCGACGGCGCCGGAATGGGCGACGGACTGGACCCACGTCACGCTCAGCGCGGACCGCACGAGCGCGGTGACGTCGCTGGCTGACGTAACGGACCTGAGCTTCTCGCTCGCGGCCAGCACGAACTACGAGATCGAGTGCAAGCTCGCATACACCGCCAACGCGACGACGACGGGCATCCTCCTGAGCTATACGGGGGCCACGTCGCCGACCCTAGCCTCTGGCATCGCGCAGACCACCACCGGTGGCGTCAACCTCGCGGCGGCTGATAGTGGCGTGGCGACGACGTCGTCGACTGTCGCGACGCCGACCCTGAACTATGCGCTGCTGGCGATGAACTATCGCAACAGCACGAACACCGGGACGTGGCAGCTGCGATTCGCGTCGGAGGTGGCGGTCGCCAACGGGATCATCATCAAGGCGGGGAGCTTCTGTAAGTACCGAACCTACTAAGGGAGGGGGATATGGCGCAGGCGCGTTTGTGTGGCCCGATGGACTGCTTTCAATTGCCCGACGGCCGGATGCAGGAGGACTTCAAGGTGACGTTCTTCGGCACCGGCGTGTCATTGGATCTGCGCGACAACATCAGCGTGATCTACGACCCGACCGGGCTCAGCGCGGCGCAGCTCGGCACGGAGTACCGGACGAAGTGCACGGATGCCGCGCTCGCGGCGGCGACGGCGCGCGGGCTGACTGTGGCGCGTGCGGACGTCTATCTGCCGTCCGTCCAGAAGGGCCTGTAGGCGGTAGATGGCCCCGGATGGAGGCATCGGCGGCACCGCGGTCAATGAGACCGCGATCAATGCTGGGCCTCCATCCGGTGGCAGTAGCTTCACGATTTCGCCCGGCGGCGGGATCGCGCCGAGTGGCACCCTCACCAGGCAAACGAACAAGGCGCCGAGCGGAGGGCTGGCGCCGTCCGGCGGATTGGTTCGGGCCGCCAGCCGCCTCCTGGGTGGCAGCGTGACGCCGGCGGCGAGCCTGGTGCGACTGACGAGCCGGGCGATGGCTGGTGCATTGACGCCGGCGGCCACGCTAGCCACCGTCAAGGTCGTGCTGATGTTCATGGCCGGCGCGATCGCCGCGTCCGGGGCGTTGTCGCGCGCCTCGAGTAAGGGGCTCGGAGGCGCGGTGACGCCGGCCGGCGCCGCGCGGAAGGACATCGCTGCTCGCTTCAGCGGGACGCTGGCGCTGGCCGGCGGGCTCGGCAAGCTCGTCGCGAAGATCTGGAATGGCGTCCAGGTCCTGGCTGGCACGCTCACAAAGTCGGTCGTGCAGACGGCGCCGCCGGAAGAGATCGTGTTGACCTTCACGATCGCGAGAGAAAGCGCGTTCACCGCGACCGTCACGCGTGAGACTGCGTGGACGGCGAGTATCGCGCGCGAGCTGGTCATCCCTGAGGAACGGTAAATGAGCGCAGACCTGCACGTCGGCGACGTCGACACAAACTTCATCGCGATCGTGAAGGACCAGGACGCGGGCTACATCAACATTTCGGCGGCCACAGTCCGGAAGCTGATCTTCCGGAAACCGAACGGGACGGTCGTGGAAAAGGTGGCGACGCAGCTCTCGTCGTACAGCGGGACGAACGCCGCCGTGACGGCCGCCGTCGCGGCGAGCGCCGCGATGCGGTATACCACCCTCGCGGGTGACCTTGACGTCGAGGGCGAGTGGCTGATCCAGGGCTACGTCGAGGTTGGCGCGGGCAAGTGGCACACCGACGTGCGGCGCGAGCTCGTGGCGGCCGTGCTCGCCTGACAGAGATGACGTCCGGTCGGTGCGGTGAAGAACTGTCCGCTGGGAACGCAGGCTGCCCCGGCCTGCGAGGGTGGTGTCTGAGCCCCCGGCCGGTCGTCAGCGTAGGCCAGAAGCCGACCGGCTTTGTAGTCGAAATCTCTTTCCAGCGTGGAGGCGTCTAAACAGGTACGGTCGGTCCTGGGGTGCCGTTTGTGCCCAATGTGCCGATATAATGATATATAGACCCCAGCAGGAGAGCAACACCATGGTCCTTCAAATCCAGGTCAACCTAAGCGGCGCCATCAGGCACGACGAGGACGCTGGCGTTTTTGTCAGTTACTGCCCGGCTTTGAAGCTGTATTCCCAGGGGGAGAGCGAGGTCCAGGCAATGGAGGCGCTCAAAAGTGCGGTTGGGCTGTTCCTGACCACGTGCTTCGAGCGTAACCAACTGGATGCGGCTTTGCGCGATGCCGGCTTCAACCAGACAAGCGCGGTCGGTCTCATGCCCGTCGAGAAACGCATGGGGGAATGGATTGAGATTCGTGAGGCGAAGTTTGATGACGCCTTCGAATTCACGGTCCCGATCAACCTCATCGCTGCAAAGAACCACCGAGCAGCTTCGGAATGTCCGCGCTAGCGCCGATCCCGACCTACCTTCTGAAGGCGATCTTGGAGCTCGACGGCTTCAAGGTCGCCGCAGAAGATTCCCTAAACTGGGTTCTCGTCAAGGAGGTCGGCGAAGTCCTCCCGATCATCATCCCTAAGGTTGGGAAGCTTGTCGCCGTCGATCTGCTGATGGGGGCGCTCCATAAGGCGCAGATGAACGACGCCCGATATTTCGAGTTATTGGAATTGGCCAAAGCGGCGCGCGGCTCCATCGCTCCGTCCTCCACCCGAATCAACTAAGACGCAAACGTTCCGCTGCCACCGATCAGGCTGCGACAGATGAGAGGTGTTTGAGGAAACCACTGACCTTGTTACCATGTTGGCGCGCCGTAAGGTCCACCAGTGGTGTCTGAGCCCCCGTCCGGTCGTCAGTGTCCCGTGCTACTTCTTTTTGCCACCTATCATGGGGGTGCGTCGAGTCGTGCGTCGCTGCTTCTGCGCAGCCAACACCCCGGCATGGACGCGCGAGGGTGTTCCACGCGATCGCTGGAGGGCCCGTACCGTCATCGCGGCCGACCGCCCAGGCACGACGAGCGAGATCTCGAGGTGTCCGCCGAGCGCTCGGGCCGCCGCGTCGAGCTGATCGAGCTGCGACCCATGGCGGACGTCGAGCAGCCGATCGACCTGCGGCAAATGAACATTCAATCGCTTCGCCAACTCCGTTTTGTTGACGCCCTGCTGCCGCATCTGGGTGTAGAGCTGCACCTTTGTGGCCATTAGCGTCGGAAGGGTCACGCTCGGACCCTTCACCGCGGAGGGCGCCGGGATGTCCCGACGATCGCGAATGTAAGCATCGATGACCGTCTCGAGCGCGTCGACCGCCCGCGCGAGCGCCTCAGCCTCGTCATGGCCGAACGTCTGTGCCTCCGGAAAATCTGGAAATGTCACCAGAACCGTGTCGTTGTCGTCCGCTGCCAGAACGACGGGATACCTCACCATGTGTAACCATCCTTCCGCGGCCATCCAGCCGCAGGCAGGTTCCTCGACCTATCTATCCTGTAGGCCGAGGTCTTTCTTGATCTTCGTGACCAGACCAGTGCCCAGCTCTTTGGAGCTGCCGTGCATCGGCAGGACGCTCATCCGAGCGTCGCGCCGCACAATCAAATGCCCGCCGCGGCCCGATTCGAATGTGCAGCCTTGCTTCGCGAGCCACCGCTTGAACTGATTGCTGGTCACGAAAGACAGGATACAACACATCTGTTGATTAGTCAACACATCTGTTGTGTTGCAGGTCAGCGGAGAGCGCCTCGGTATCCAGCGACTGACGCACCGTTCGTGCTAGCCGATCCACCTCGCCGCAAGCGAGTAGGGAAGCCGGAATGACGCGGCTCGGCTCCCTTCAGTCGACTTCAGTCGACCCAGAATCCCTCGCCTTCAGGCGAGGGGTCCTTCAAGCGGCGAGCGGGGTGAAATGCCGAAGGAAGGTATTGACGTGGTTCCAAGTTGGCATCCTAAGGTCCACCATCCTTTCATTTCCATCTTCGATCGTCCGCAAGTAGCTGAAGGCCGGTGCGGTTACGGCGGTTCCAACAAAGCCGTTTCCGTCGAACGAGATTCCGTCTGGAAAGAACAGTTGTTGGAACCGCTGCCGCTGTTCGAGTGACGCCTGCACCCACAGGTCCGCGGCGCGCGGCAGAATGCGCTCTGCAAAAGCCAGAATGCCCTCTACGTCGAGTTCATCGAGTTGGCCGGAGTGACGGTCGATCCGCGCAAGCGTGAGCTCCTCGCGCAGTTTCTCGGCGTGGAGGTCGTACGTCTCGATGTCGATTGAGCGCTCGAAGAGGAACGCCTCGTCCAGCCGGTCCAGCTTGTCCTGAATCGCCTTTGCAGCACGCTCAGCGCTCGCGAGTTCCTCGCGCACGGCCGCTTTCCGCGCCTTCCAGATCTGCAGAACTGATTCCTTCAGTAGCCGCATGTAGCCTGGCGTCGGCTGCAGCAGGGCGAGTTCGTCGGCGAACAGCCCTTCCAGCTTCGCCTTCGTGACGTTGACTTTTGCGCGACAGCCTGGACGGCAGTGGTAGTACGTAGTACTCGCTACGGCCCTTCGACCAGCTGCCGGTGAGGCCTCGACCACAGGACCCGCAGCGCACAAAGGCGCGTAGCGGGAAGTCCGGGTGCGCCCGCTGTTGTGGCGTTGTGGCCGGCACGCGCCCCGACAGCACCGACTGCACGCGGTAGAACAGGTCCTCTGAAATCAGTGGCTCGAAGTCACCACGCTTCGCGCGAACCCCGTACTCGGACACGTCCACGATGCCGGCGTAGAGCCGATTTCTCAGCAGCATCCCAATCGCCTGGGACGTCAGCGGACGATTCCGGCGGTTCGTCAACCCCCAGGCGCGCGCCTGCTCGAGCACTTGCTGCTTGGTGAAACGCCCTGTGGCGTACTCCTCGAACACGCGGCGCACCATCGGCGCGCGTTCGGGGTCGGGCATCAGGCTCTTGCCAATCGCTCGCGGTGCATTCAGATAGCCGAGAGGTGCTAGGAACACCCACCGCCCGAGCTCCAGCGCGGCCTTCATGCCGGCGCGGGTCCGGTCTGACCGACAGTCGTTGTCGAACTGCGCGAACGCCGCGAGCACGCCTTCCATCAACTTGCCGGTGGACGTGTCGTCGATCGGTTCCGTGGCCGAACGCAGCGAAATGCCGAGCGACTGCAGCAGGGAACGTAGCGCGAAGTGGTCGTACTTGTCCCGCGCGAAGCGCGTTAGGTTGAACACGACCACGAAATGCACACGGCCCTTGTTCAACCGGCAGTACGTGAGCAGGTTCTGAAGCTGGCTGCGATCAGTGGTCTTGGCGCTCTCGCCTTCCTCGTGAAAGCGTTCGAGGATGTCGTAGCCCTGGCGGCGGCAGTACTCCTCACAGGCACGGAGCTGGGTGGGCAGGCTGAGATTCTCGGTCTGCTCCTTCGTGCTCACGCGAACGTAGATCACCGCGCCGACCATGGTTGGCAGCGTAGATCCATTCACCGGCTCGGGCAAGTGGCGTCTCCGAGGCACGACTTCTACTCGGGGATCCGACAACCCTCTTGGTACATCTCGACCACGATGCCCGCCATCGTCTCTGCGTGCCGGCGGATGTCGTCGATGTCCTGATCGGTCATCGATTCCGCGTCCTCGCCGAGCAGTTCCCGACAGCGCGCGATCGAAATCGGCTCCGGCCTCGGATCCGCATGTTCGACGTACTGATGGGCACCCCTGCGAACTCGCTGCAGACGTTCGTGATGCATTGGGTGCGCTCAGAGCGCGCCGACTTGATGCCGGCGCGCCGATGACGATGAGCGTGGATGTGGCGTGACGCCGACACCGAAGCGCGTGACTTGAAGTCGAACGCGCTGATCGCACGAGATGCGCGATCACTCGATTGGTTGTATGAAGGGGCTGAGAGCTTTGCTCTAAGAGCGTTGGCTACAGCACTCCGCGTCTGGCGAGACTGCGGAGGGATGCCCGATGGCATCGACGAGATCTTCACGATACGACTGCTGACGCATCCGGTCAACGCAGAAATGAGGTCGAGCTTCGCCGACCATCACATAGGTGCTACTTTTGAGCTGCGCGCAGGCGTCGTCAAGGCCGAAGCCCGCAGGGTCGAGCGCAGCGAGAGCCTTGACGGCGACGAGCACAGCTCGATCCTGCTCCTGGTGATGGCCGGCTTCTGGTGAGGATGAACGTCGAGAAGTAAGTTGAGAAGTACATCGCGTTCCGAAAGGGATCTGCGGAGCGTTCGCACGTGACAACGCGTGCATTCGTTGCCGCAGATCAACAGCTGAGAACCCGCGAGTATTTCGGCACCGACATCGGGGCGTGAGCAACCCTCCGGGCCGGGGCCGGGGTCGACACCCTGTCAAAACCGGCGGGTTGCTCACGCCCCCACTGACAGCGCGGGCTGCGAGCGTCCAGCACCGGCCGGCACAAAGCGCCGTCCGCAGAAGCGCTACTCAGGTTCAGCGCAAGTTGCTGGCGTCGAAACGGATCCGACTGAGTGCACCCCGTGGTGTCCAGCGACGGTTGGCCCGTGGATCGGTTGCCGTGCTGGCTCTAGTTTCGACGCCAACCACCGCGTTTTGTCGCGGCCCCCCTCGCGGCCTCAGCCGTTCCGATTCGGAGGACGGGACCACTGTGAAGAGAGTGTCGAGAAATTCATCAAGTTCTTTCTCGGATTCTCTCTCGCTTGCGGGTCGAATTCACCGCGGCTTCCAGCGGACTGACGGTCCTGCCACAGGTCGCCAACACCGTTTCAGTCGTGGCGTGAGCGACCACATCGCTGGCCGCAGGCTTGGCAGGCCATGCGGCCATTTTGGGTGGTCGCTCACGCCACGGGACTGCCGTTGGCGACCCTTCCGGCAGTGGCGCACCAGGCGGGCGGCACAGAGCGCCGCCCGAGGACGACGGGCCGCAACCTGCACGACAATGTGCACTTGCCGGATGCGCTCGCCGCGCGCGAGTCGCGTAGTTGACCAGGACCGTATCCTCGATGCGGGCCAATCCAGGGGGAACACCTCGCGCGGAGGGGGTGTTCCCCCCCGGTGTTCCCCCTGGACACCCGCATTCGGGCAGCTACCATGGTCGTGGTGGTCCCAGTGAAAGACGGTGGAGCAGTGGAGGCCGAATGGCACTTGTGGAGGTCCATCCGGTGTCGATCGCCGTGGATCGAGGGGTTCGTCCTTGACCGCCACGTGATCTCCAGCGTGCCGATTGGCTATCTCGGCGAGCACATGCAGTTCGACACAACCCGCTCCGCGCTGGGTGAACTGGTGTATCAGCCGAAGTACCGAAACGGACCGCTGAACGACATCGTAGACACCGCCGTTGCCTTCGTAAACGAACGGTGGAATAGCGTCATCGACTGCGTCGTGTCACCGCCGCCATCGTTGCACCGGACGAAGCAGCCCGCAGTGCTGATCGCTGCAGGAATAGCGGCGGCGCTCGAGGTCCCGGCGGCTTCCGCTGCAGCCGTCAAGGCCACCGCGACACCGCAGATGAAGAACGTACCGCTGCATGAACGCGCCCCTCTGCTCTCTGCGGCCATTCAGGCAGGGACCGATGCTGTCCAAGGGCGGCGGGTTCTGCTCGTCGACGACCTGTGGGAAACTGGTAGTACGCTGAGGCGCGTCGCCGAAGTGCTCGCGCAGATGGGCGCCACCGAGGTCCGAGCCCTCGCGATGACACGAACGAAATGA